CTAATCCATGACAGTTTCGTTCAACGACATTCCCTCCAGCCTGCGGCTGCCGCTGTTTCACGCCGAGATCGACCCGAGCCGCGCCGGCACGTTCTCGAATTACCAGCGCGCGCTGGTGATCGGCTATAAGACGGCTGCGGGTACGCAGGTCGCCGATACCCGCGAGCGTATTTCATCGCGTGACGTTGCCCGCGCCAAGGGCGGGGCAGGCTCTCAGTATTGGGCAATGTTCGACGCCTATTTCAAGAATCGCAACTTTGACGAGGTGTGGGGCGTCGTCATCGACGAGCCAGCGACCGGCACCAAAGCCTCCGGCACGATCACGGTCACCGGCCCGGCCACGTCGTCGGGCACCATCGCACTGTTGATCGCGGGTCGCCGCGTCCCCGTTGGCGTGACGGTTGGCGATAGTGCTGGCACGGTTGCCACCGCGATCAGCGCTGCCATCAACGCCGCCGAGGGCTTGCCCGCCGTCGCAACCGTTGCCTCTGCCGTCGTGACGGTGACGGCGCGTTGGAAGGGCATAGACGGCAACGGCATCGACATCCGCCACAGCTACTACGGGTCGCTCGGCGGCGAGCAGTTGCCCTCCGGTCTCAGCCTTGCCATCGGGGCGATGTCGGGCGGCGTGGGCGTGCCAGACCTGTCCGCCGCGTTGGCAGCACTGGGCGACGATGAGTTTGACACGGTCGTCATCGGCTGGACGGACACCGGCACGCTGAACGCCGTCGACGCCGAATGGAACCACGTGGGCGACACGGGCCGCTGGAGCTGGCAGCGCCAGATCTACGGCCACGTCTACACGGCAGCCGACGGCAGCGTCGGCACGCTGCAGACGTTGGGCTCGGCACGCAACGGCGCTCACGTCACCTGTTTTGGCTACAATGGATCGCCCACCCCGACGTGGGAGCGGGCCGCGATGTTTGCCGCTCAGGCCCATCGCTCGCTGATGACCGACCCTGCCCGCCCGCTGCACACGCTGCCGCTCGTCGGTATGTTGCCAGCAGCGCCTGGGCTGCGGTTCACCAAGGCCGAGAAAAACAGCCTCGCCTATGACGGCATCTCGGTCGCCAAGGAAAACGACGACGGCACCTGCCAGATCGAGACGTCGTTCTCGATGTATCAGACCAACACGCATGGTCTGGCCGACAACGCGATGCTGAAAATCCAGACGGTGGCCACGCTCGCCTACGTGCTGCGCTCGCTGCGGTTCCGCATCGTGCAGAAGTTCCCCCGCCACAAGCTGGGCAACGACGGCACGCGCTATGGGCCAGGTCAGGCGATCTGCACACCCAAAACCGCGCGCGCCGAGATCGTCTGCCACTATCGCGAGCTGGAATACATCGGTCTGGTCGAGAACGCCGCCGCGTTCAAGGCCAACCTGATCGTCGAGCGCAACGTCAACAACCCCGACCGCCTCGACGTGCTGTACCCGCCCGATCTGGTCAACCAGCTCGACGTGTTCGCGGTGCTGGCGCAGTTCCGCCTGCAGTACCCAGCCGACCTCCCTGAAACCGCCCTTGCCATCGGTTGATGCGCAGCAATAGGAGCCAACCATGGCAGTACTAAATCGGATTGCGGGGGTCGCCTACCTCAAGGTGGACGGCCGCCAGTATGCGTTGCGCGGCAAGTGGAAATCCAACATCCATGCCTACAAGCGGGAAGGTATTTCCGGCCAGGACGGCGTGCACGGCTACAAGGAAATGCCGCGCATTCCCATGATGTCGGGCGACGTGTCATACGTCGACGGCATCCTGATCGAGGATCTGACCAACATTACCAACGCCACCGTGACGCTGGAACTGGCGAACGGCAAAACGCACGTGTTGCGCAACGCCTGGTGGTCGGACGAGTCTGAAGTCGACACCGAAGAAGGCTCGTTTCCGGTCAAGTTCGAGGGCCTGTCCGGCGAAGAGCTGACCTGATCGCGCGGCGGACGCAGGCGTGAGGGCCGCGTCCGCCTCATTCATTTATCATTCGACTTTGGGGAACCAACGACATGGCCGCACCATACGCTCAACCGCCTGCCCAGCCGTCGCGCCGCATCGATGCGACGCAGTACACGGGCCAGCCCGCCCAGCACGCCGACGTGCCGGTGTACCAGCCGCAGGCTCAGCCCACGGTGCCACCGCTCGGTGCACGCCCACTGAATGGCGCGCCGACCTATGCCGCGCCGCCGCAGGCCTACGCGGCACCGCCAGCCCCGCCTGCGCCACCCGCACCGCCTGCCCAATCCGCGTCTACTGCTGTAGCACTCGACGAAGCCGACGCCGACGTCGTCCGCTTTTCGCGCGCCTATCAGGCCCACGGCGAAGCCGTCCGCTCCATCCGCCTGCGCAAGCCGGTGACGAAGGAAATCCGCCAGTGCGGAAACCCTATCCGTCCGGAAACCGACGCGGCTGGTATCATCACCGGAATTGAAATCAAGTGGGATGTGGTTGCGAAATACATTCCTTTGCTGTCCGACCCGCCGCTGCCGCCATCGACCGTCGATGCGCTGGAGTATTTCGATCTTGACGCTTGCGCTGGCGTGCTTGCGCGTTTTTTCGTGAGGACGGCGGACTAAGTGCCGACGGTGACGCCGACCCCGTCCTCTACGCCTACTGGCTGGCCGAGGTTTATCACCAGAGCCCAGACGTTTTTCTCGCGCTCTCTCCTGCTGACATCGCCCGTCATGTCGACGGCACCGTTCGCATGATGAAGTGGCGCGCTCGCCTTCGCAAGGATAGCCGCTGATGGGTGCTCTAGATCTGCGCGGCCGCGCCATCATCACTGACGGCGCATCTGCGACCCTGCGATCCATTAAGGGCAACCTTGACGCCGTTGGCACCAGTACCAAGCGATTGCATGTCGCCGCAAACGCCGTGCAGACGCTGGGCACCAAGGTGCAGCGGGCAGGAGCGACGGTCACCGCTGGCGGCGCGGCTGCCGGCGGTATCGTCAATTCGCTGATCGACCGCACAAAGTCGTTCAACGAAGCCAAGTTCGGCTACGGCTTTGCGCGCATCACCGACTACATCAAGTCTGGCCGTCTCGACATGGCCGGGTGGCGCAAGGAGATGGACCAGGCTGCCGACAAGGCCGTCGTCATGGCCAAGCAGTACGGCACGCTGCCCCAGATCACGATGAAGACCCGCGAAGAGGTCGAAAAGCTCGGCTTCAAGGGGTCGGACTCGGAATCGATGTTCGGTGCGGCGATGGGGTTGCACCTGTCAGAACCCGGCGCGCTCGCCTCCGGCGACGCCGCCAAATATCTAGGCGCGGTCTATCGCGCTTACGGCAAGCAGCGCGAAGAGCTGGCGGCCAAAATGGGCAAGGACGCCAACGAACCTGGATTCGTCGCTGCCTACATGAAGGGGCTTGCTGGGAAGGCGGCTATCGCTGGCGCGGAATCGGCGCTCGGCCCGGCTGAAATCGTCGAAGGGATGCGCCAATACGCGCCGCAGTGGGCGTCGATGGGCGTCGACTACGACTTTGGCCTTGCCATGCTGGCGCACGGCTCAAACTTCGGTTTCCGCGCACCAGAGCTTGGCACCGCTTTCAAGTCGATGATGACAAAAATCATCAACCCGACCGATGCCGGTCTTCGCGCGATGAACGCGCTCGGTATTGACCGATCTGAGTTCATGACCAATGCGCCATCTGACCCGCAAAAGGCGACAGGGCAGATTAACACGCTGCTGAGCGGCGTGCCGTTCGCAGGCAAGGGCGGCAAGCAGAACAAGGCGACCATCCGGTCGATGCTCGACACAGCCTACAAGGACGGGACGACCGGCACGCCAGAATTCCAGCAGGCCCTCAGCCAAGAGCTGATGGGGATGCTTGGTAAAGGCTGGGAAGGTCGGATGGGCGAGGTCGAACAGGCCGTCTCTAACGCCACTATCACCGGGCAGGGCGGCGTGAAGATGCCGGAGCTGCTGAAAAAGCTACGCGATCAGGGTGCGACCGTCGGACAGATCGCCACCATTTTTGAAGGCCGACACGTTGCTAGATACACGCCGACATTCCAGGCCTACGAGCAAATGATGGCGCTGTACGACAAGATTAAATCAACCGACGGAACAGCGATCGACGCCGTCGTTGAGGGCCGCAAAGGGTCCGAAGCTGGCAAGACCGACGCGCTGTCTGGGTCGATCGAAGCGTTGATGATCAGCGCCGAAAGGGCCGGTGGTGTGATCGACTTCTTAAAGACCAGCATCACTGGCTTAACCAATGCAGCGGCTGGTGCACCAGAGCCTGTTGCGACGACAGGTGTCTTAGGTGCAATTGGCGGAAGTGCATTGATTACGGGCGCCATCGGAGTCGCTCTGGCTCGCTCGCTCGGATTGATCGGAGGCGTTTCCAAGGTCGCTGGTGCCGTGGCGCCTGCGGCTGGATCGACTGCTGGTTTTCTTGCTGGCGTCACGGCTCAAGGTGCCGCCGCTGGAGCGGCTGGCGGTGGTTTGCTGGCCACTTTGTCGGCCGGAGCGCAAGGTGCGCTTAAGCTTGGCATGCGTGCAGCGCCGTGGCTTTACGGCGGTGCCGTTCTTGGTTCCGGTGCATACTCAGCACACAATGAATACCAACAATCTGGAGACGCATGGAAGGCTGCGCAGGCTGGCGGCTGGGGTGCGGTCAACTCGGCGACGTTTGGTTTGATAGGATCACCCGCCAACGCTGGCACGCTGCCGGCGTCGCCCGGCACTGCCGTTGACGGCGCTTCGGCAGGTGTGGGCCCATCCGCGATGATCGAATCCGAGACGATGGCGACCATCGAGCGGATGCGCGCGAGCCTCGCGGGCGTCGACTTCACAAGCGAAGGTCAGCGGATCGGCGAGTCGCTGGCATCGGGCCTGCGCGCTGGCTTGGCGTCGGCGGTCGCGGCCATTGACGAGGCCGGTGGCCAGATGCAGGCGGCGGCTTCGCGCATCAAGCTGAATACCGGCACGGCCATGGGGGCGGCCCGATGAGTTGGAAGCAAGGGCTGCGGCCTGCCACGTTTGGCAGCGCTCAATTCCACACCTCCGATCGTGGGCTGAAAGGCGGCAAAGCGCTCGCCGTCCACGAATACCCCAAGCGCAATTCGCCCTACGCCGAGGAAATGGGCCGCGAGGCGCGCAAATGGCAGGTCGACGCCTATGTCATCGGCGACGACTACATGGCCGCGCGCGACGCTCTGATCGCGGTCTGCGAAAAGCCGGGACCGTCGTCGTACTCCGACCACTGGGGCCGATCAGGCATCGTCCAGTGCGAGTCGTTCGACGTCAAGGAAACCTCGCAAGAGGGGCGCATGTGCCGCATCACGCTCTCGCTGGTCGAGGCGGGATCTGGCGGCATGCCGTCGTCGATCGTGGCAACGGCAGCCTCGTTGGCTGGCGTGTCCAGCCTGTTGTCGGCATCCGGGATTGCCGGGTTCGCGCTGAATGGCATTGTCGGCCAATCGCCGCTCAGTCTGGGGTCGGCGTTTGCCGCGATCGGCATGCCATCGCAGGGCGTCGCTGGTCTCGTGTCTGGATTGGCGACTGGCTCTGTTGGGCCTGTTGCCCAGTCGCTCAGCAGCTCGTTCGGGCTGTCGCTGCCGCAGGGCATCCCGGCCCGCCTTGCCGGCTCTGTGCTGCAGATGCCGACCATATCCACGCTGACCAGCGCTCTGTCGAGGTAGATCCATGGCCGCGCCCGACTGGATGTTTGATTCAACCGCTGCGATGCTCGCCACGGTGCTGCCGCTGTTTCGTCGCGCGCCGCCGGTGTCGGATGCCGCCATTTACGCCCGCACGCGCCGTACGCTGGACCGGCTGGCGGCCGACACGCGGGCTGCCACCCGATCGGCGACGCTGGCGGCTGATCTGACGACCGTCGTGGTCGGCTATCGCGAGGCGGCAGCCGACCTGCGGTCGTGCATCGCCGGACTGGAGCGGGTGATCGTCGCCACGCGGTCGTTCGCGGTGCTCATGCCCGCATCGTCGCCGACGGAAAAGCTGCGCCAGCAACACGAGTTGGCGCTGCTGGGGTTTATCGAGGCGCTGTCGCTGGCGCAGATCGGCGAATGTGTCGCGCGGCTCGACATCGCCAGTTACGACGAAGCGCGCGCGCTGCGTGCCCGTCTTGGCCGATTGCTGGATGTGGGCATCGAGCGCGCCAGCGAGCGCGGCGATGTCGGCACCGCGATGGTGATGCGCTCGATGCTGGGTGCGCTGGTTCGCGACCTGATCGAGCGGGGGCGTCCGCTGGCGCGATTGTCGCGCTACGACACTGCGCTGCCGTTGCCAGCCGTTGTGCTGGCGCACGAGCTGTATCAGGACGCCGGTCGCGCCGGCGAGCTGATGGCCGAGAACGGTCAATTCGACCACCCAAGTTTCATGCCGGTGTCGGGCCGCGCCCGCACCCGCTGACATTGATCAGATAAGGACAACCCGATGCTGATGCCCGCTGGCCCATCCGGTCTGCCGGTGCTGCCAGGCGTGAGCGACGGCGTCGTGCGTCTGCTGGTCGGCGGCATGCTGTACGAAGGTTTCGAGGACGTCGAGGTGCGCCGCTCCATGAAGGAAATGGCAGGCGAGTTTACGATCCACGTCACGCAGGAGACGGGCCCAGCCACCGGCGGCCCAACTATCCTGACCTCGCGCGCCGTCAAAGAGCAGGACCCGTGCCAGGTGTTTTACGGCAGCGTGCTGGTGCTGACTGGGTACGTCGACGCCGTCCAGCCGCGCTATTCCAAAACGCACCATTCGGTGACGCTGCAGGGCCGATCCAAAACCGGAGATCTGGCCGATAGTTCGGTGGACGACGAGATCGACGGCGGCGAGATGCGCGAGTCGACGCTGGGTCAGATCGCGACGAAGGCCACACGGCGGTTCGGCGTTGGCATCAAGATTGCCGCCGACGTGTCGGAACGCATCGACGTCGCCCGCGTCAATCCCGGCGAGACCGTGCACCGGTTCCTGGAGCGCTACGCCAGATCAAGTGCGGTTGCGCTGACGGACGACCAGATGGGCAACCTGCGGCTGCTGCAATCGCAGGACGGAAGCCCGGTGACGCAGTTGATCGAGGGCGTTAACATCCTTGAAGCGTCGTCGATGATTCGGGCCGACAAGAAACATTCGCAGTACACCGTCAAAGGCCAGGACCATGGCCGCGACGGTGAATACGGCGACAAAGCCGCACAGCGCGGGGCGCGATCCAAGGACACGAGCGTGTCGCGTCATCGCCCGCTGACGCTGCTCAACGACACCAAATCCGTGCGGCGCAATGCGCGATCGCGGGCCGCGTGGGAAGCCGCGCAACGGGCGGGGGAATCTCTGCGCGCCGAGGTCAAGGTCGTCGACTGGTGCTACGCGCCGGGCCAGCTTTGGATGCCAGGGCTCAACGCCCAGCTCACCAGCCCGATGCTGTACGTCAATCGCGTACTCACGATCCAATCAGTGGTGCTGCGTCAGTCGCGCAAGGGCGGCACGCAGGCCTCGCTTACGCTGGTGCCGCCGGAGGCCGAGAACCCCAAGCCCGTCAAGTCGTCCGGCAAGTCCTCGTCGGCCAGCGGTTCGGGTGGCGGTGGCGGTGGCGGATCTGGCGGTGGGTCGGGTGGGTCGTCGCCCACCGGCACCAGCGCGCCGATGCAGAATTTCGGCAACACGACCGCGTCAGACGCTGCCTGGACCAACACCAAGCCGACCGAGGCCCCAGCCGATTTGCCCGAGCCGCAGCCCTGGGTCGAACCGATCATTTAAGGACACGTCCAATGAGCTATTCGCGCGCTGACACGGACGACCTGCAGGCGCGGCTGCGCGCGATGGTGCAGCGTGGCACCGTGCGCTCTGTCGATGACGCAATGCTGATGCAGATGCTCGACATCAAGCTGATGAACGGCCACCGGCCAACCAAGGTCGAGCACTGGCAGAGCTACGGCCTGAGTTTCACGCCCCACGCCGGGTCCGAGGTGATGGCGTTCGCGCTCGGCGGCAACTTGGACCACATCGTCGTCATTCCCGGTGCCGACCGCCGCTATCGCCTCAAGGGCCTCGCCAGCGGCGAGCTGGCGGTGCACGACGACCAGGGCCAGAAGGTGCATTTCAAGCGCGACGGCGTGTGGATTGAGACCAGTAAAAAGGCCGTCGTCAAATCGCCGTCTGTACTCGTCGGCGACGACAACCCCGGCATGCCGCGCGTCATGACCGAGGCTGGGCCGTCCAGCGTCATGCGCGCGAAGGTCTGATCACATGGCCGATATTCGCGTCGTCTGGAACGCCGACCTGATGTCGGGCGACTGGTTGCTTGCGCCGCCCGATCTGGACGGCTCGCGCCAGCTCGTCACCGCCGTCGCGGTGGCGCTGTTTACCCACCGCACCGCGCGGTCCGACGATGTGCTGCCCCATGATACCGCGTCGCGTCGCGGTTGGTGGGCCGACCACGAGTCCGGAGCCATCTGGCAGGGTTGGCCGATCGGATCGCGGTTGTGGCTGCTCAGCCGAGAAAAGCAGACCGAGGTCACGCGCGGTCGAGCCGAGGATTACATCCGCGAAGCGCTCGACCCGTTCATCGAGGCCGGCGTGATCGCTGGCTACGACCTGACGGTCGCATGGTTCGCCCCAGAGCGCCTGGGCGCTGAGATCACGCTGTATCGCGGTCAGGACCGCATCGCCGTGCAGTTCGAAACGCTGTGGGACGAACTCGACGCGCCACCTGCGAGCGAGACGCCGCCCGGGACACTGCCACAACGCCCGCCTCAAACCCATGACTACACATTTTCAGAGGAATTCGCATGACGCTTGCGACCATCAACGCTGCCCGCGCACTGATTGCACAAGAGATCATCGAGGGATTGCCGCGCTCTATTCGGCCTGAAGATTTGCGCGCGGTGATGAATAAGATTTTGGACGTCGTGGCAGAAAGCGATCATACAGCTGTTTCTGAGACCGTTTTGCAGGCCGCAACCCTGGTGACGACTGCGGCCGCGTCGCTGACAGACACGATGGCCGGGCACCTCGCGGCTTCGGACCCCCACCCACAATACCTGACCCAGACCGAAGGCGATGGGCGGTACGTTCAACCGGCTGCTGTCACGTCTGCTGTTGATGTGGCGGTGGCGGCGCTCGTTGGCGCAGCCCCTTCAACTCTCGACACGCTCAGCGAAATCGCGATCGCCATTGCGGATGATCAAGCCGCATCGACGGCGATGACGGCACTCATCGGCACGAAAGCGTCGCAGTCTGCGATCGATGCTTTGATTTTGCCAGCGTCCGGTAGTGTTTCCCAAGCCTATGCCGACAGGGCATCCATGGTCGTGCGGTCTGGCCAAACAGTGGCGTTGCCATGCAACCCGACGACTGGCGACAACTTGCAATCCATGGCGCAATGGGCGTCGGCTGCACATTACGTCGAAGAGGGCGGGGCGCTTTACCTTCAAATCGCAGACGGCTTGCACAATGTCAGCACTTATCTTGACATCACGGATGGGCGTCGCCTGGACATAAGGGCCACCGCAGTCCCGGATTTCCTGATCGTCACCGGGGCTACGTTCTCTGGCACCACGGGGCCGTGACAGCAACGATCACCGTTGACGCCTCGACGCCACTCCCAGCCCGGGTGCAGGCTGGCTTTGCCGTCGGCGGGCAAAACGTCCAGGGCGATGGCGGGGCCGATCTACTCAATTGCGGCATGATCGTCGATAGCCGGGTTTCAGACACCCAGTTTACGACGCTGTTGCGCTCGTCCGGCGTCGATCTGGCCGCGTTCACGACGCCGGACAATACGGCCTCATTGGGCCTGACCCCTAACCGCCTCTGTGTTCCAAAGTGCACGATTCGCGCCAACGAAGCTGGCTGGGATGGCGCGGCGCGTGAAGCGTTCATGAACGTGTTTCGCGGCGGCAAAATCGACCTTATGTGGGTCGGCCTGTCATACAACGGCGCGGCTGGCGACAACGACATGCTCTTTGCCCGTGACGCCGGAGCCGAGATCAACCTGCGTGATTACGTCGTGGTGGCTGGTGCTGGCGAAATGGTTGCCCGCAGCTTCAATCAGGGCAACATCCTCACGAACCGCTCGTTTCTGGGCGGTGGGCAGACTGGGGCGAACATCTGGCAGGGATCTGGCGGCGGCACGCTTTCAGCCACCCGGACCATGATGGGATCGGTCAGCGGAGACGCGATCTCTGACAGCAGCGGCGCGTATGCCGTCCTTGGCAACTGCGTGGTTGCCGGGTGTAATCAGGGTCTGCGGACAACTACGGCGTCGTCAACGATCATCGCGACGACGACGCGCGTTAGTCGCGCTGCCAACGGCATCGCCGCGACAAAAGGGAACGTCTCGATTGACGCGGCGTCATCAATCAAGAATTGCACCAGTCCGATCATCGTCAGCGGTTCGGCGTCCGGCACGGTCAATGGCGATCCAACCATCTCGGACAACACGAACGCTACGGTTGCGGCCTACGCCACACAGGCGAGCAGCGGTGTGTGGCTGCAAGGTGCTTCAAAACCGTACGACACGAAATTTCAGGTGATCGGCAAGTTCTCGGCAGTCTGCGACTTTCCATCGATTGCAGCAGGCGGATTTGCCGATCTGACGATCGCCGGTGCTGGGGCGCTGGCAGGCGATTTCTGCATCGTCGTGCGCGGGGCTATGCCGACGCAGGCCATCCTTTACGAAGCGTTTTGCAACGTGCCCGACGTGATCACTGTGCGTGCCTACAACACGACGGGCGGAGCCGTGAACCCGGCTGCCTTTACCCCTAGCGTACTTGTCGCCCGGTCGTCGTAAGGATACCCCATGCCCTGGCCATTTATCAGCCTGCGCGACCGCCGCGGGCAGGTGCGCGACAGCTTTGCCCGCCATTTGCCGGGTGCTGACACGACGGTGCCGAACTCGACCACGCGCGCGATGGCCGAGGCCATGGCCGCGTTGACGCACGACAACGACCGCCACCTCGATTGGGTGGCGCGCATGATGATGCCCGACACGGCGGAGGGCGCATTCGCCGAACGCTGGGGCAATATCTGGCTGCCTGACGGGCGCAAACCGGCAACCGGGTCGGCTGGCGCGATGACGGTGACGGGTTCGGTTGGTGCCGTCGTGCCGGTCGGGGCAATCCTGACGGCCAGCGTCTACGACGCGGCTGGAACGTCGGTTGCCTACGAGTTCGAGGTGGTCGGTGGCGTCACGCTGGCCACCACGTCGGCGGTCGTCGCCATCGAATCTTTAAACGCTGGCGCGCTGGCCAATCTCGACGAAGGCGCGCGGCTGGCGTTCGTCGATGTTCCGGGCGGCATCGATGGCACGGCGATGGTCGCATCGCCTGGTCTGGCTGGCGGTTCTGATCAGGAAACCGACGCGGCGCTGATCGAGCGCTACATCGCCCGCATTCAAGAGCCGCCGCACGGCGGGGCTGCACACGACTACGTTGACTGGGCGCTCGAAGTGCCCGGCGTGACGCGGGCGTGGGCTGCGCGCGAGATGGGCGTCGGCACCATGACGGTGCGCATCATGCTGGACCGCGTGCGCGCCTCGGCTGGCGGGTTTCCTCAGCCCGAGGACCGCGCGCTGGTGTTAGCCCACATCGAGCGACTGCGCCCGGTGACGGTCGCGCAGGTGTTCGTGCCCTCCAACATCGCCCAGCCTGTCGACCTGACGATCGACGACCTCGTTGGCGACACGCCGGAGGCGCGCGCGGCCATCCGCACCGAGTTGGCTGCGATGTTGCGCGCGCGCGCTGCTCCCGGCCGCATGATCTACGCGAGCTGGATCCGTGAGGCCGTGTCGGCTGCCAGCGGCGAGGACCACCACGACCTGACCGCCACTAACCAGGCGCCAGCCTCTGCCGGGCACATCATCACGCTCGGCACCGTCACCTTCACCTGAGGATTAGATGAGCTGGAAACCCCGCGATCACGCGAGTTTTACGCACGCGTTGCTTGCCATGCTGCCCGTGGGCGAGATTTGGCCGCGCGATGCGACATCGACGCTCGTGCGCACCGTGACGGCGCTGGCGCTGCTACCGGCCCGCTGGGCCGAGCGGGTTGCGACGTTCCTGCTTGTCGAGGCGTTCCCGCCCTCGTCCAACCTGCTGCTGTCGGACTGGGAACGCGTGCTCGGGCTGCCCGAGCCGTGCCTGCCGGTGACGGGCCTGACGATCGCCGAGCGTCATCAGGCCGTTCTCGAAAAGCTGCAACGGCGACCGGGGCGGCAGGACCGTTGGTACTTTATCGAACTGGCCGCACGGCTTGGCTACGTCATCACCATCACCGAATTCATCCCAGCCCAGGGTGGAATGACCCCAGGCGGAGCCGTCTGGCACTACGAGGCCGACGGCGCTCTAATCGTGCGTGGTGCTGGTGGAGGGTCGCCGTATATCCGGTTCGTCTGGCGCGTGCATGTGATGGGTCCTCGCCTGACGTGGTTTGCGTGTGGTGCCGGCGGCGGTCGGGCTGGGCAGGACCCGCACCTCAAGATTCGCCGCGCAACCGATCTCGAATGCCTGCTGCAAAAATTCAAACCGGCGCACACCAAGCTGGTGTTTTCCTACGAGGGGACCTGACCGCATGAAATACCAGCCGCCATTCGTGCCCGGCGCGACGCCCGGCGCACCCGGCATCTATAACGCCAACCCGGACGCATCTTACGTTAACGGAGATCCAGATACGGCGACCGAGGGGTCCTACTTTCCCGTACAGGCGATCGAGCACCCGCAGCGCGAGCTCGTCGCCGCACTGACGACGGCTGGGATCACGCCCAGCCACACCGTTCTGACGCAGCTGTGCGAGGCGATCGCCCGCTATGCCGGTGGTGGTGCTTACGCCTGCATCGACCAGGGCACCGCGAACATTTACGTGCTGTCTCTCAGCGGCGGGTTCGTCGCACCCAAAGCCCTGTTTCACGACATGCACGTCGAGTTTGTGCCGGCCGCGACCAACACGGGCAACTGCACCGTGAACGCGTTCGGGCTGGGCACCCGTCGTCTGGTGTCGCCGTCGCTTGCAGAGCTGCCCCCCGGTCAGATCCTCATGAACCGCCGTGTCGAGGCGGTCTATGCTGCTCAGCACGACGTGTATATTCTGTGCCCCTGGTCCTACGTCAAGACCCCAGCCGACGTGACGGGGCAGATCCAATCCGACTGGACGCAAGCTGTGTCGTCGTCCGCCGATTTCATCAAAAACAAGCCCGCGATTCCGGCTGCTCAAATCCAATCGGACTGGGCGCAGGCGAACAATGCCGCATTGGATTTCATCAAGAACAAGCCAGGCATCGGCGGCGCACCAAAACTCGTCAACTCTGCCACGATCGCTTCCTACAGCGTGACCGATGCCACGGTTGGCGCTTTCGGCTCTGGCGGTATTTACGACACGACCCACACCATCAACGTCAACGTCAACAGCCTGACCAGCGACGCCGATCTGTTGTCTGGGTTCGCGGCCGTGACGCTGAATGTCGGCATCCTG